GCCGACTTGGTGGCGTCGGCCACCTTCGACGACCTCTGTCGGATGCCCTTGGCCAAGGCTTCCATGATCGACCGTCCGGAGAAGAGCGTCCAGCCCTTGCCCGAGAACGGGCCCTTCTTGGCAGGCGAGAACGGCAGCAGGTCACGAGCCTTGGACAGCACGCCCTTGACTGCCGACGTGACGTTTCCGGCCATGTTCTTGATGCCGTTAATCAGGCCCTGAATGATCGACTTTCCGTCGTTATACAGCCACGAGGCCGCGCCCGAGACAGCTCCCTTCACCCTGCTCGCCAGACCCCGGATAGTCGAGATGACTCCCGAGATGGCGTTCGACACGGCGGACTTTACCCGGTTGAAGCCGGAGGAGAAGAACCCGACGATCGAATTTACCGCGCTCGATGCGATGGACTTGGCCGAGTTGATCATCGAGCTGATGGTGGACCTGATGGCGCCCCATACCGACGAGGTGATCGACTTTGCCTTGTTCCAGATGCTCGACACCACGCCGTAAATAGCGTTGAACGCCGAGGAGATGAACGACTTGACGCCGTTCACCACCGCCATGACCTTGGACTTGACCCAATCCCAGGCTGCACCGGTAGCCTTCTTGATGGTGTCCCAGTGCTTGATGATGAGACCCGGAACTGTGAAGTTCATGAACAGGTTGACGATGAACGCACCGATGGCCTTGATCTTGTTCCAGACCCAGTCCCACGCGGCGGCAGTCGCCTTTTTGATCGTGTCCCAGTGCTTGATGATGAGACCGATCAAGGTGAAGTTCATGAACAGGTTGATCATGAATTGAGCCACAGATTTGATCTTGTTCCAGACCCAGTCCCAGATGGCCAGGGTCCAGGACTTGACCGTGTCCCAGTTAGCGATGATGAGCGCCACGAGGGCGACCACCGCCGCGATGATCCAGCCGACGGGACCCATGGCGACCAGCCAAGCAGCCGCCATCTGCGCCGCTCGGAGCATCGACTGAACACCCATCAGAACCCAGCCCGCAACCACACGGGCAGCGGTGGCGGTGGCCATAGCTCCGGCCTTGACCCAACTGGCGATGGTCAGGGCGTTTGCCGCCACCTGCCGCGCGGCTCCGGTCACCGCAGCAGCCGTAGATGTCGCCCAGGCAGTCACGTTGGCCGCAGCGGTCGTGGCAGCCGTTGTTGCCCACCTGACGAGCGACGGAATCATCAGAGTGGTGATGACCGAGGCAATGGTGATGAACGCGGTCTTGTTGTTGGCGATAAAGCTGCCGACCTGCTGAAACGCCGCTCCAACCTGCCGAACGTACCCGGGCACCTTCATGAGGGCAGGAATGACCTGCGACCCCATGACGTTGACCAAGCCCTGCTGAAGACTGCGCTTGAACTGCTCGACCCGGGTTCCTGCGTTGTCCCGCAGGGTGTTGCCCATTTTGTCGGCTGCGCCTGCCGTCTTGCCCAGGGCGTCAACCGCCTTGCTGGGGTCGATGGCGAACAGAGCCTTCTGCATGTCCTCGGACTTGGTGCCGAAGAGCGTCAACGCGAGGGCCGACCGGTCCGCCGGGTCCTTGATCTGACGCAGGCCGTCGAAGACCTTGTCGAGAGCCGCCTTGGCTTCGGGTCCGCCCTTGGTGAACGCGGTCTGCATCTCTTTGCCGGACAGTCCGATGGTCTTGAACGCGGCGTCTACTTCCTTGCCTCCGCCCTGGGTGATCAGGACGAATTCCTTCAGGGAGTCAGCGACAACGTCCGTGTCTCGGGCGCCAGCCTTGAGACCCTGCGACATGATGCCGGTCGCATCGGCTGCGGAAATTCCCATCTGCCGGAAGATGGTGCTGTACTCGTTGAACGTATCCGCAATGTCGTCTGCACGCGGCCCCATCACCTGGAGTCCCCGCGTCATCACGTCCAAAGCGGTCTGCGCGTTTGGGGCCAGACCCGTTTTCATGATCTGGCCGACCGCGTTTGCCGACTGCCCCAGGTCCAGCTCGAAGGTGTTCGCCAGGTCGGCGACCTTGGTAGAGATGGACTGAATCTGGGCGTTGGTGGCGTTGGGCGGCAGCAGGCCAGCGGACATCGTGGCCCGGATGGCGTCGGCTGCACCCTGGAAGTCCGTAGTGACCGCGTTGGCGTACAGTTCACCCGCGATCTTGCCGTACTTCTGCGCCTCCGCCGGAGTCTTTCCGAGCTGAGCCCCGAGTCGGCCCGTGATCTGACCCTGTTCGAGAGCTTGCGCCATGCCAGCCATCAGGGCAGCACCGATGGCGCCACCAATAACCATGCCCTTGACGCCGTTTAGGGCGTCGGTGATTGCCGATGACGCGCCCTGGGCTCCATCGCTGGCGCCGTCCGTGACGCCTTCTCCGGTGCTCTCACCGATCCGACGTCCTGCGGCCACAAACTGACCCGACGCGTTGCGCAGACGGCCGTCAGCGCCCCGGACGAGCCCGTCGCCCAAGTTCTGTCCGGCCGTCTGCCCTGCGCGGTTGGCGGTGTCGCCCATGTCATCGCCGAGCTGCCTCATCCGGCCCTCAGCGCGGTTGGCTCCGTCATCGACTCCAGACGGGTCGAACCGGATGAAGCCGACCAGCTCGCCGATAGTCAGCGCCACCGCCCACCACCTCCTCTTGATCTCATGCCGGATTGCTTCTCAGGTGGGGAGAAGTGTCGTTGAAGTCGGCACTCCGTTTCGAGCAAGCCGACGATGCGGGTGCTCAACCACCGCCAAGAGCGACTGTCGAGCACCTCGCAAACGTCGATGCCGTAGACCTCGGGAAGGTCTCGCTCGATCAGCCGCCACTCTTCGAGGAGCTTCCCCCACGTGATTTCCGGGTGCCCTGCTGGCGGTGGCCTTTGGAACCCCGGCCGTGGTTCGTACCACTCGTGGAGGCCCGTCCTCGGGTCGACGTCTCCGCAGCCGATCCAGCCCGCTGCTTCGACCGCCGAGTTTCCCGATTCGGGGCCATCCTTTCCGGGTCGCCTGCCGACGCCCAGTATCGCTCAGCCGTCTGCAGGCCGGAGCTGACCCACATCAGGCAAGTGAGTGCGGAGTGGCGAAGCCACACCCACTTGACGCCGTCTTCGAGCATCTGCTGGAAGTTCTTGCCCAGCAGCATCTCGTAGAGGTTGCGCTCTTCGTCGTCGTCGAGCATCTCGGTGTTGACGTTCTCGCCGTCGGTCACGAGCTGGACAGCGGCCTGCGTGATGCGTTCGATGTGCAGACCGTCGCGACCGGACGGGGACTCGATGCGGTACGTCTTGCGCTTGAGGTCGTCGCCCTCCCCTACGGGGACGGGCAACTCGATGAACTCATCGAGAAGTTCATCGAGCGCCTCGAACTTGCCCGCCACGTCAGGAGCCCGCGACCGGGTTGTCGATCATGGCCAGGGGACCGGTACCGGTGAGGGTGGCGGAGACCTGTCCGAGCGCGGTGTACTCGCCGCCCTGGTCCTCCCACTCGACCAGGGCCTTGCCGCTGTACGCCTCGGGGAGGCCGTTCCGGTCGTACAGACGGACCTCGACCTCGGACGCCGCTCCCGTGGCGAACGCGGCCTGTCGGAGCGCCTCGTGCACGTCGTTGTAGACCAGCGAGTCCTCGTTGATCTTGCGGTTGAAGGTCATCGCGATCTCCCACGACTGACCGGTCTTGGTGTTCTCCATCCAGCCGTCGGTGTCGTAGGTCGAGCTGTCCTCGATGTTGGGCGGGAACGTCGGCTGGAACTCGGTGATGGCGATCATCGGCTGCCAGTCCTTGACGGACTCGGTGCCCAGGTTCACGTCCATCTTCCACCGACGAGCGAGCGCGGTGGTCGGGGTGGGCGTCGACATGTCGTCGATCCTCCTCAGTGAAGGGGGTTACTGGATCTTGTGGGTCGACTCGCGCTGAGTCCTAGCGTAGAAATTCTCGACGCGTTCGATCCGCTGGTTCGTGTCTTGGCCCATCCACGCGCCGGACTGCCGCCAGGACAGCTCGATGTGGACGCCGTTCACGTAGTAATGCGACCGGTTGTGCAAGAGGTCGTAGAGGGCATCTGACATGTCCTCAACCTCAGTTGGGTCTCGACGGCCCCGGATTCGAAGCTGCAATCCGGTGATGGTGTCCGTCAAGTCGTTGTCCTCGACCGGATAGCTCATCAAGGTGATGGCTCGGTCGGGTTGATCCGGCGTCAGGCCGATGAACGTGGCCCAATCGTCGGGGTCGTAGACGCCGGAGTCGGCGTAGACGGCCAAGCCCTCAGCGTCGATGAGCTGGCACAACCCCACCATCAATTTGGTGTTGTAGCCCTCGGGGGGTGTGCTCAATTCAGCCACCTCCTCAGCTCACCTTGCATGATTCGCAGGCACTCTTGGCGGCTGGTGTTTACTGCCGTCTCAAGGTATTTGGCCTGCCTACCGGGGGCGTGGCGCCAGGTCAGTTCCTCGTGCTGGCGAACAGCGTACGGGGTGCCGTAGCTGACCGTTCCCGTGAGGTTGGCTTCGTCGATCGAGGTCTGACCCGACCGCTGAAGCGTTCCCTCCTCCAGGGGCACTAGCTTGTTGGACTCCGCGAGAATGTGTTCGAGGGCGAGCTGAAGCCCGCGAGCTGCCCGCGCACGTCCTCGCGACGTCCACAAACGTCGTCCCTGCCAGTTCATTCGGTACATCTGCGCCATGGTCAGTCCAGGTATACCTTGGAGTTGGCCGGAACGTCCATTCCGGGCCACGTGTTGTTCTCCACCGCGATGACCTTGGCTACAACGCCCGTGGGGGTGGTCACTCGGCTGTTCTCGGGGGGTCGGTGTGTCGGCAGAGTGATGTACGAGCTGGACGAACCGACCTCCTCGCCTTGAGCGTTGCGCACCATCTGGATCTTCTCGGCGTAATGGCACTTGACCTCGGTCTTGGTGCCGTACACCTCGCCCTGGGCGTTGGTACCCAGGAACGGCTCGACCTCCACCACGTGACGCATCATGAAGCCGGGAATCTGCTTCACCGCTGATACACCACCCCGGGCAGAACCTTGGCCTCCATCAGGATGTTGAACGCCTTCCACGGAATGCGCTGGTTGTTGACTACGGTGCTGCTGTTGGACTCCCGGCTAACGCTGACGTTGCCAGCACTGGCCGAGGTCCAGCTACCATCGGTACCAAGCACGTCGCCCGTGTCCTCCCACCACTCGACGATGGCGCAGGTGGCTTCTGTGATCGCCGACGCTTGAGCGGGGTCCGAAGGGTACCCGTCGTCGTCGGTCTTGTAGACCGCCGTCAGCAGGACTCCGGCCATTTTTCGACTGGCGTCCTCCAGCAACTTCCGAGCGTTAGCCGGAGGAGCCGACCGCATGAAGTTGGCCAGGTCGGTGGTAGTGGCGTACACTCGAAGACTGGGGTCGACGTACGTGGGTGCCGGACCCACGCCGATCTCTTCCCACTCCACCGACGCGCCAGTTCCGGACACCGACCACTTGAAGTACCAGGTACCCGCCTGATCGTAAGTGACCGGAGCCGACCAGGTGTTGCCATCGTCGGTGGAGGTGGCCACAGGCGACGTCTCGGTGCCATCCGGCTTGGTCACATCGAGAGTTGCCACCGTGGTCTCGTCGAATGGGCTGACGAGCAGAGTTGCGGTGACCATATCGCCGACGTCGGGCATCAGCTAACCTCCTGTGGTCGTCGTTACGGTCAACGTCGGTCCGGATGTCCCGGTCGTCAGTTTGGGCCCGGTTTCACCCGGGGTCAGCGTAGACGAGGGAACCAGACCAGTTACTAGACTGTCCGCCGGACGCTGCTTGACGACGCTCAGCGGACGAGCCCTCTCCCTCACGTGCGCGGTCCGACCGAGTCGAGTCTGGAAAGGCTGCCGGATCTCGTGCGCTCCGGCGACCTCCTGCGCCGTCGCTGCCGCAAAAATCTTGACAGCACGGGCGGGGTAACTCCCACCAACTTCCTGAGCCCGACCCAAATGTGCGGTCTTGCGAGCCGCCACCGCCCCCGCTGCCGCACTTTCAGGCGAGGTTACGAGGTGAACGGTTTTCCGGGGTACGACGGGCAGAGCTTCGACCTGTGCTGAAGCCAAGCCGAGGTGCGCCGTCCTCGCGTGGCCGACGGGGTGTCCACCGCTGGTCACGGAAGCCGCACCCAGACCGGATGACTTGACCGCGTGCAGGGCCGTAGCGCTGCCCGTCGTACCTGCGGCGTCGAGTCCAAAGCGTTTGGAAGCCTCGACGCCGTGCGCTCCGTCCAAGGTGCCTGGAGGAACACCCAGGAGGAACGTTTTGCTGATTTGCACGCCGTGAGCGGCCTCTTCTGAAGCTGCCGACGTGAGATCAGCGGTTTTGACGGGGTTCAGGTTTCCCGCCGTCTCGGTGGCTTCAGCCGCGACCAGCTCCGCCGTTTTACTGGGAGTGACTTCGTGACCACCGAGAGTTTCTGTCGCCGCTCCGAGGTGGAACGTGCGAGCGTGCTGGACGGGCTGGGCCGCGTCCTGTGCCGCAGCCGCCCCCAGGTATGCCGTAGCGCGGGCCACGACGGGCCATCCCGTGGCCTGGGAGTGCGCCCCGGGCACCGAGTACCGGTGCGCCGCTGCGAGGCCCTGGGAGACGTCTTCCGTGGCCGCTAGCCCGATAACCGTAGACTTGTGCGCGACGATCGGGTTGGCTGTGTCCGTCGTGGCAGCCTGACCAATGCTGCCAGTCTTGGACGCTGTAACAGGTCGGGCATCGTCCGTGGACGTCGCCAATCCCGCACCAAAGGACTTGGACGCTGCCAGCGCGTTGCCCTGGTCGGTCGAGTCAGACGGCCCGATCGAACCGAGCTTGCTGGCCGTTACGCCACCGCCCCCAACGACCTCGTCCGCACTGCCCAGACTGAATCGCTTGGACGCGGTCACCGGGTCGGCCGAGCTGACCTCTTCGGCGACGTTGACTGAAGTGGCTTTGACCAGCGTGGGGGGAGTGGCGGTGTCCTCGACGCTGGCCGCGCCCAGGATGAACAGCTTGGATGCCGTGAGAGGGTGTGCGTCGTCCTCTGTCGCGGCTGCTCCAGCGTGTGCCGTTCTGACCACTGCAATGGGGTTAGCGGCGTCCTCGACTGCGGACGCTCCCGTGTCGATAAAGCGCACCACACCCAGGGGGGTGGCGGTCTCCTCGACGCTTGCCACACCAGCTTCGACCACCTGCGCCGGAAAGACGTTGAAATTGTCAATCTCGGCGTAGTTGTTGGTGCCGTCCGTCCGGTGCCCGATCAGCTGAAGCTCAAGGTTGGTGTCGGAAACCCACGACGGGCTTTCGACGCTGCGCCTTACTGTCCAGTCATGACCGTCCGGGGCGGTCTCCCAGTACAGGGTACCCGCGTCCTCACGGATGCGAACCCACGCGTGGTCGACCGCGTTGTA